GGCAAACACCGCCCTCCTCTAGTGTGAGGTGGGCGGTGTTTGCCACCCACTCCTTAATTTCAAACTGGAAATAGTGCATCGGGACTCCTTTTCGTGGTTGTGCTTTTGCATTATAGGATGGACTATTACACTTCAACAACCCCGACATAGACCATTGCCTTGCCGCCTTTGACCACGTGACCCCGCTTGACTGTCAGCATGTCTACTTGTGAGTCATCATTAAACAGCCCCGCTTGGACAAGGGCATCCAGTGTGGGCTTGACGATATTGTCGATGTCCCGTGCCCTGCGGTCAGGGGCATGAGTGATGATGGTGACCTTTAGCCGAGCATTGCCAAACTTTTGCCCTGACAGGCTCACCCAGTGAGCCACCGCCTTCTTAAAGTCAACGGCTTTATCTGTAAGAAATCTGCGGTGTCCATGAAAGCCCCAGTAGGTATTAACTGACGGGGGATATGGAAGGGTAAGTTCTAGGGTTGGCATGCTGTAATAGTCTATCCTATAATAGTCAGACTTGCCATGGTGGCAGGTACACGAAAAGGAGAAAGTATGACCGACTATGACCGTTGGCTGGAACAGCCATACCAAGAGCAAGCAGAGCGTGACGATGCCATTGATGCCATCGTTGAAGAGGTGTTGCAAGAGCCTGAGTTTGACCCAACAAACGCAGAGACTTTTTTGCAAGCCATTGACGATGCCACCCTGTATGAAGTGCAGGAAAAACTGGCAGAGGCTCTCAAAGACCCTGAACCCGGATTCGCCAAACTGGGTTCAGTCATCTACAACGCCGTCTATGAATACTGCCACCGCAACGCTGAAAACGAAGCGGTCAAGCGGTACAACGAAGGCTGGACAGGGGATGACCGTGATGGCGGCGACTTTTAATCACTCGAAAGGAAATTAACCATGAGCAATACATTTACCAAACTTCGCACCTTGAACGTCAACGACAGGGTTGAGAAAAAAGACGGACTCACCTACTTGTCGTGGGCATGGGCGTGGGACGAATTTAAACAGGCTTGTCCAGATGCTACTTATGAGGTGGTCAAGACCGACAAAGGCTTGCCCTACTTTGAGAGTGAGGCTGGCGCAATGGTCTACACCAAAGTAACTGCTGACGGGCAAACGCATGAGATGTGGCTTCCAGTCATGGATGGCAAAAATAAAGCCATGAAGTCAGCCCCGTATGCCTACACCGTCAGGGATTGGAAAACCAAGCAGACAGTGGAGAAGATGGTTGATGCTTACACCATGTTCGACATCAATAAAACCATCATGCGGTGCTTGGTAAAAAACCTTGCCATGTTTGGTCTTGCGCTCTACATCTATGCGGGTGAAGACTTGCCCGAAGAAGCACCGCCTGAACCTGTGGACTTGGATGTCTTGCTTGTGCCGATTCAAACAGCGGCAGACATGGACACGCTCAAGAAAAACTACATTGCCGCAGTCAAAGCAGTGGGCAACAACACTGACGCACTTAAGGTGCTGGAGTCAGCCAAAGACAGCCGCAAGATTGAATTGTCTAACCAAGCACATGAGGCGGCGCAAAATGCTAATTGACATGACCACCATAGACACCAAGAATGTTGAGCAAGGCTCTGACCTGTGGAAGCAGATTCGTCTTGGTCATGTGACTGCTAGCAACATGGCTGACGTAATGAGCAAGGGCAAAGAGGGCAAAGAAAGCCTGACCCGCAACAAGTACAAAGTCAAACTGGTAGCCGAGCGTATGACTGCCGCCTCTCAAGACTCTTATTCCAATTCGTATATGGAGTGGGGCATTGAGCAGGAGCAGTTTGCTTGCATGGCATACGAAGTCGCCCAAGAGACATTCTTGGACAAAACAGGTTTTTGGCTACACCCCACCATCAAGTGGGTAGGGGTATCACCTGACCGCCTTGTCGGGGATGGGGGGCTGGTTGAGGTCAAGTGTCCTGCTACTACTACCCACCTGAACTACATCTTTGAGAACAGGGTGCCGCCTGAGTATGTCAAACAAATCCAGTGCCAGTTGTGGGTGACCAATCGGGCATGGTGTGACTTTATTTCCTTTGACCCTCGCTTGCCCAAGCGGAACCAACTGCTGGTTGTGCGGATGCTCAGAGATGAGAAAATCATCAAAGAGATGGAAGCCGACACGCTGAAGTTTCTGGAAGAAGTCGAATCTTTAATCATCAAACTAGGAGAATAAACATGGCAGTCAACAAATTTATCGGCATCGGCAACCTTGGCAAAGACCCTGAGATGCGGTTTATGCCCAATGGCAACGCTGTCTGCAACGTCAGCATCGCCATTACTGAGCGGTACAAAGACAAAGACGGGCAACCCAAAGAAGTGACTGAATGGGTTAACTTAGTGTTCTTTGGCAAACTGGCTGAGATTGCAGGGCAATACCTTACCAAAGGCAGTCAGGTCTATGTTGAGGGCAAACTCAAGACTGAGAAGTATGAGAAAGACGGGCAAACCCGCTATGTCACCAAAATTGTCGCTGAGAAGATGCAGATGCTTGGCGGCAAGGGTGAGGGTAAGCCAAGAGAACCCCGTCAAAACCAAGCAGAACAGCCGCAGGGCAATGATTTTGACGGAATGGATGACGACATCCCGTTCTAGGTCTAGAATGCGTTTCAGGGCGGGAGCGGGGCTTGCATCCCCAAAATCTGCAACTCCTTTTCGTGGTTCCCGCCCTACCTTTTCGCAGTAGCCACCCGTACTCCCACGGGCTTCCCCCTGAGCAATTCAGGGGGTTTTTTTGGCTCGGGGTTGTATTCATTGCAAATACCATCCCATAATACACCTCATGGCAATCCTGCCATATACGAAAAGGAGTCAACATGAAGAAGTTTTTAGAGGTTGTCGGAGCCGCTGTGCTCACTGTGCTGTTTGCTGGTTTGATGGCAGTCATGTTTATCGAATGGATGGCTGGCTGTGGTGAGTCATACATCGATGCCAATGGTGTCCGTCACATGAACGAGTGCATCATCATTAACCATGGCAAGTAACGAACCGCCCTGTGTCGGTATTTAGGCACGGGGTTGTATTCGTTCTAAATACGAACTCATAATAGACCTGTAGCAATAGTGCTACATCACACGAAAAGGAAACATCATGGCTCACGAACTTACTATCCGCACTGACGGCTTTGCAGAAATCGCTTTTGTTGGCGAAACCCCTTGGCACGGTCTTGGTCAAGAAATCAACCCTGACGCAACCATTGAAGAATGGCAGGTTCAGGCTGGCATGGATTGGACAATCGAATCTGCTCCTGTCCAGTTCTTTGGTGCTGGCGATAACCAGAATCTGCACACGTTTGAAGGTCAGCGTGTCCTGCACCGCTCAGACACCAAAGCCGCCCTGTCGGTGGTGACCAATCGCTACCATCCTGTCCAGCCTAAAGAAGTATTAGAGTTCTTCCGTTCGCTGGTGGACACGGCAGGGTTCAAGATTCAAGTGGCTGGCACACTTATGGGTGGTCGCCGTATGTGGGCAATTGCTCAGACGGGTCGCTATGGTGAAGTCACCAAGGATGACGGTGTGGGCGGCTTCTTGCTCCTGTCTACCTCCTGTGACCGCACACTGGCAACCACTGCCCGATTCACCTCTGTGCGGGTGGTTTGCAACAACACTCTTCAGATGGCAATGGGTGACAAGTCCCATGTGGTGTCGTTTACTCACCTGTCTAAGTTTGATTCGGACAAGATGCAGACCCGCTTGATGGAGGCAGTTGGTTCTTTTGGCTCTTTTATGGATTCAGCCAAACTTCTGCAAGCCCAGCAACTTAACGTCAAAGCGGCAGAGCGGTTCTTGTCTGACCTTATTAGCCCCATGTCTCAGATTCAGGGTGAGAACTTCGATGTGACCAAGAACAAGTCATACCAGAAGATTCTGTCCCTGTTCGACGGGCAATCCAAAGGCTTCGAACTGGTCGGGCATACCAAGTGGGGAATGCTCAATGCAGTCACCGAATACTTTGACCACCATGCCCCTGCCCGTTCAGATGATGCCCGTCTGGATTCGGCTTGGTTTGGGCGTGGTGACAAAGCTAAAAATGACGCATTGGACTTATTATTGGTCGGCTAACCTCTCATAGTCCTCTTTGCCCTGCTTTTGCAGGGCTTTTTTATGGACTATGACAGAGTGCTTGACTACTAATAGTCTTTCGGTAATACTCTACCCCATCCACACAGATGGGGTTTTTTTATGTCCTCTTCCCGCTCAGAGGCAGTCACCAAAATTCGTCAGGTATTCAGACAGGTGCAACGCCCTCTAACTTTGCGTGACATTCGGGAAATGCTTCCTGACCTTAACGCTCCGCAAATTTCATCCACGCTGTGCTACTTCATGCGGCAGAAGTATGTCATCCGTGAACCAGTTGATAATAGTGCTGTTAGAGAGCGCAAAAAAGTTTGGCTCTACACCTATTCCGACAACCGCTACCTAGAGGTCAGAAATGAAAATTGAGCAGATTGCTACCAGCAAACTGGTGCCCTACGCCAACAATGCCCGTACCCACTCTGAGACTCAGGTGGCACAGATTGCGGCAAGTATTAGACAATTCGGGTTCAACAACCCTGTCTTGATTGATGAGCAAGACACCATCATTGCAGGGCATGGGCGGGTGCTTGCCGCCCGTATGCTGGAGTCAGACAAAGTGCCGTGCATACGGCTTACTCACCTGACTGAAAGCCAGCGCAAGGCTTACATCATTGCCGACAACAAGATTGCTCTTAACTCTGGCTGGGATGAAGAATTGCTCAAGTTGGAATTGGAAGGCATGACCGACATTGAGCAATTGGCTACAGGCTTTACCCCTGAGGAACTCAATATTCTCTTTAATGGCTGGCAGTCAGACATTGACCGCATGGACAACATCGAGCCAGTTGACTCAGCCGCCAAAGAAAAAATCATCATCAAGTGCAGTCAGGAAGAGCATGAGATGCTTCGTGAAAAAATTACTAACCTGATTGATGACCTCGGGCTTCACGATGTCGAAGTCGAATAAGTTAAACATCCTCGTTGCCTTTCCTTACTTCTCGCAAGGAATCTATCGCTTTCTGTCTGAAAAAGACCCGAGCACTTTTCGGCTAATTGTTGACTCAGGGGCGTTTACTGCTTGGAACACAGGCAGGGAGATTCGTCTTGATGACTACGTGAAGTTTCTCAAAACCATTCCAAGTCACTGGGAATACAAAGCCGTCCAGTTGGATGTCTTTGGCAACCCTGAAGGCACATACGAAAACTACCACCGTATGCTGGATGCTGGTTTTGAGAACATCATGCCCGTATTTACTCGGGGTGACTCACTTGAGCGGCTAGAAGAGTTTTACTCGCACACTGACTACATCATGTTCGGAGGCATCGTCATTGGGGGTGAGAACCGAAACTATGTGAAGTGGTTTTGTGAAGTCAACAAAGGCAGGAATGCCCATTGGCTAGGCTTTGTCAACGTACCATTCATTAAACACTACAAACCTAAGTCAGTAGACAGCAGTACCCTCTACAACGGTCAACGGTTTGGGACACTTCAATACTATGTCGGTGGTGCATTGCTTAAAGGCATCAACCGCAAGCAGTTAAACAAGCCACCACCTGCCCCGGTCATCAATTCATTGACCAGTTGCGGCTTTACCATGAAAGAAATTGCGCTACTCGCCAAGCAAGATTCTTGGGAGGGAGGTGCTAGCCCTTTACGAGGTTCTAGTTCCCGTGGTCTCGCAGCGTTTATGACCGTTACTAGCCATGTTCGCAGGGCTATGGATGTCGAGAAAAACCTTGGCACCCGAATCTATTTGGCATTGTGCGGTGAACCACAGGTGCAAAATGTCTACGATGCCTTAAATCTTTTAACCACCCGAAAGGAAATGCGATGAGTGACACTAAAGACCTTACCTTGCTTGGCTCTGCTGGCACAGAATACGGCAACACCTATAACGCTGGTATTCTGGAAACATTTGAAAACCAGTTTCCAAGCAATAAATATGAGGTTGAGATGGAGTGCCCTGAGTTCACTCACATCTGCCCAAAAACAGGACAGCCTGACTTTGCCAACATTACTATTCGCTATTGCCCTGACCAACGGCTAGTTGAAAGTAAAGCATTGAAGTTGTATCTGTTTGGATTCCGTCAACATGGTTCTTTCCATGAGGACTGCATCAACACCATCGCACATGACCTCTTTAACCTTATGCACCCGCACTGGATTGAGGTAAGGGGTGACTTTATGCCCCGTGGTGGCATTTCCATCAACCCAACAGTGAGGCTGGAAAAATGAAAGCAAAACGAGCAATGACCAAAGACAAATTTGAAGGGGATATGCCCCGCTCTGACAAAGTCATGGTGGTATTGTCAGGCGGTCAGGATTCCACTACTTGCCTGTATTGGGCAAAGCAACACTTCAAAGAAGTTCATGCCATTACTTTCAGTTATGGGCAAAAGCATGAGATTGAAGTTAAAGCGGCACACCGCATTGGCAAGATGGCAGGGGTAACTAGCCATGAATTCGTCACCATTCCCAAAGTGCTGAGAAGCAGAAGCCCTCTAGTCAGTCATGGAGAGGTATTGGAGCAATATGACGACTACGCCACCATGGACAAAATCATTGGTGACCGTGTAGAACTGACTTTTGTCCCTATGCGAAATGCTTTCTTTCTTACTGTGGCGGCAAACTATGCACTAGAGAAAGATTGCTTTGAATTGGTCACTGGCGTATGCCAGCAAGACAATGCCAACTACCCTGACTGCCGTCAAGTGTTTATCAGTTCCCAAGAGGAAACCATCAATCGGGCACTGGGCATTGAGCAGTTCAAGATTCATGCCCCGCTTATGAACATGACCAAAGCCCAATCTATTGCTCTTGCCAAGACATTGGATGGGTGCATGGATGCACTAGCACAGTCACACACTGCATACGATGGTCAGTACCCGCCTGTGGGCAAAGACCATGCCAGTGTGCTTAGAGCGCAAGGCTTTTTAGAAGCCAATACTCCTGACCCCTTGGTGGTTCGGGCTTGGAAAGAAGGGCTGATGGCATTGCCAGACACCCCCAACTATGAGGAACTTCGAAATGAAGACAACGGAAGCAATTAAAAACAGGATTCGAGAAGCAGGGGCTTCATTCCATGCCAATGACAATATTGCCCCGTTCATCATGCCGGGAGAGGTTGACCGCTTGCAAGAGGAGGTCACTGAGGCAGTTCAGGCGTTGCTGGAATCTCTCATCATCGACACGGAGAATGACCACAATACCAAAGAGACTGCCAAACGGGTCGCAAAGATGTATCTCAAAGAGGTATTCCATGGGCGATATACGGAACCCCCGAAAATCACTGACTTCCCCAATGCTAAGCACCTCGACCAGATTTACACGCTGGGTCCAATTACCGTTCGTTCTGCTTGCAGTCATCATCTCGTTCCTATTACTGGGCGTGCTTGGATTGGTATTTTGCCTTCTGACCGTGTTATCGGCATCAGTAAATTTGTTCGCCTCACTGATTGGGTTATGGCAAGACCGCAAATTCAAGAAGAAGCGACAGTCCAACTGGCTGACCTGATTGAGCAACTTATCCAGCCAAAGGGCTTGGCTGTGGTCATTGAAGCCACCCACAACTGCATGACTTGGCGTGGTGTGCGTGAATCCGAAACCCGTATGACCTCGTCAGTCATGCGTGGTTGTTTCCGTGACGAACCAGAAGCGAGGGCGGAATTCTTCCGTTTAATCAATGACCGTTAAAGCAATCCGTTATCACGACATCTCTGTTGGACACAGGGTTACCAACCATGAATCCAAATGCCAGCATTTGCATGGACACAACTATCGAGTTCACTTCCATTGTGAAGCACCAACCCTTGATGAGATTGGCAGGGTGATTGATTTCTCAGTCATCAAATCTACTCTCTGTATGTGGCTGGAAGACAACTGGGACCATCATTTCTTGGTATATGAACTTGACCCCTTGGCATCTGCACTTAAAGGTATTGACCCAACGGTTGTTACTGTTCCGTTCAACCCAACAGCAGAAAACATTGCCATCCATTTGGTCAATGTGGTTGCCCCTAAGTTGCTGGAAGGCACAGGGGTGACTTTGGTTGAGTGCATTGTGGATGAAACCCGTAAGTGTTCAGCAAGTTATGCACTATGAACCTGCGCTATTACACATGGGAGGATTTTGATGACGCAGTCAGACGAACCCAGCGACCTATCTGTGACGGTTTGGTGCCTATCCCTCGTGGTGGGATGGCTTACGCTCTTGCACTTAGCCACAAATTCAGCATACCCATCTTGGAACGCCCTACCAAAAAAAGCGTGTTCGTCGATGATATTGCTGACTCGGGGCGCACCTACCTTCAACACAAAATCCGCTTTGGAAACTCCCCAGTTCATGTGCTTCTCAGGCGAGAAACCCTTAGCCCGATTGGCATCAACACCGTAGACACCTTTACTGAAGATTGGATAGTGTTCCCGTGGGAAAACAAAGACAAGGCAATGGAAGATTATGAGCAATACTGTTTACGTCAACGAAATCTTTGAAACCATCCAAGGGGAAGCCACCTACACTGGCACCCCTTCTGTGTTTGTAAGGCTTCAAGGCTGTCCCGTGGGATGCCCTTGGTGTGATACCAAGCACACTTGGGATGTGGATTTGGACAAGCAAGTCACCCCGACAATCCTGTTCTTAAAGCAAGAGGATGAGCCAACCTTTGCCAAGTTCAGTGTGGATGACCTTATGGAATGCCTTGACCAATTCCAAGCCCGTCACATTGTGCTAACTGGCGGGGAGCCTTGCATCTACAACTTAGAAGCCCATACCAAAGCCATTTGCGACAGCGGTAGGACTTGCCAGATTGAAACCTCAGGCACATTCCCCATTCGAGTAGATGACCGATGCTGGGTAACACTCAGCCCAAAACTGGATATGCCGGGAGGGTTAGAAGTATTAGATGAGTGCATCGCTAGGGCAAATGAAGTGAAGTATCCAATGGGTAAAGAGTCAGACATCCATAAGGTAACGGAACAGGTCATGGTAAAGATGCTCACCGGTGTCCCCTTATGGCTACAGCCCCTATCCCAATCCCCAAAAGCAACCTCCTTATGCGTTAACACAGCAATAGAGAACAACTGGAAGGTAAGCATCCAGACCCATAAGTTCATTGGTGTGCGATAGCCTGCCTATGCCATATAGACAAAGATTAGCCATCTTATTGCCAGCCGATAACATGGCTAATTTCCATATAAATGCCAACTGTTCCAACTAATGCCAAGTGTTCTCAACTAGGCTGCAAGAATCCAAGAAGCAAACTATCCAGCAATTGCTTAGAGCATGGCGGCAGGGACACCCAACCCTTCTACCGCAATGAAGAACGGGACAAAGCCCATGCTTACTACCTCACAGCCCAATGGAAAAGGCATAGGGTAAGACAACTGTCCCAGCAGCCCCTGTGCCAATCCTGCTTGACCAGAGGCATCATAACTGGGGCTAATGAGGTTGACCATGTATTCCCTTGGAGACAACTAGGGGGACAAGCCTTCTACCGCAACCTGTTCCAAAGCCTGTGCCATGACTGCCATAGCCATAAGACACAGCAGGAGCGCAGAGGCATCATCACTCACTACACCAATGAGATAGTCATGACCTATCGGTTGGTTGACTATGAGCGGCTCATGGGTGTGGATAACCCTTAGATTTGTCCCCTTTGCGGGACATTTTTGTTTGAAACTTAAAAAGAAACAGGTTCCAGAAGACCAAGCCGGGTACCCAATTCCCCACAAAGTAAGTTGACACAGGGGGGGTATAATAGTTATCCTCAATCTATTACAAAAAATTTGGGGCTTGTGCCCAAAAAAATAAGACATGAACAAAAAACCGCCAGAACTTCATTTGATTGACGGGACAACTCCAAGAGGGGAGAGGGCTGTCCTTTTGCCGCAGAGTATTAGAAAGCGGATTCCCAAAGCCGAATGGATGGACAATCCTGATTCTTGGGACAAAGACAAGTTCATTGAAGAAACTTCGGCTTTCCTGTTCGAGGTGTATGGCATTGGCAATGACCAAGACAAGCATGTGCTGTCTATTCTTGCCGACCACATTGACACCTACGTGCACTGCACAAGAAGCATCCGCAAGAACACGCTCATCATCAACTACAACAACGGCTCGACACCGGGACCGAATCCGCTTATTTCCATTCGAAACAAGACCACAACGCTAATCATCCAGCTAATGAATGAACTCGGGCTGACTCCCCGCAGCCGCCTGTCGGCTGGCAAGATGGAAGAAGACACCCCAATGGCAAAACTGATGCGTGGACCTAAAGGTTGACCATGGATTGGCAAACGGGTGTCCGTTATGCCATCGACGTGGCAAAGGGCGAAATTAACGTCAACCGAGACATTCGGCTGGCTTGTCAGCGGTTTATTAACCAGTATGAGAACCAAGAGTGGGAATGGGTCTTTGACCCTGACTATCCCCAGCACATACTGGAGTTTGCCAACAACCTGCGGCACACCAAAGGACCACAGGCTGGTGACTCTGTAATACTGGAACCTTTCCAGATATTCTTCATCTGTGCGGTATACGGCTTTCGCTCAAAGCGGGATGCCACTAAGCGCATGGTGACTGACGTAATACTGTTCATTCCTCGCAAGGCTGGTAAGTCAACCTTGACGGCAGTTATTGCCCTCTATGAGTTGGTGTTCAGTGAGGCTGGTGCGGAGGTGTTTACCTTGGCAACCAATCGGGAACAGGCAACCATCGTTTTTGATGCCGCAAAGGGCTTTATCGAAACTATGCCTTCGGCAATGGCTGGACACTTTGCTTTGTCCAAGTATCAGATTACCAAGGCAGGGGACACGCAATCCATGTTCAAAGCCTTGTCCCGAGACACCAAGAAAACGGGTGACGGCAAAAACCCCTCCTGCGTCATTGTGGATGAGGCGGCTCAAATCATTGACCGCAACTCCATTGAAGTTCTTCACTCAGGCATGGTTGCCCGACAGAACCCTCTACGCATCTACATTACCACCGCATCATTTACCAAGGACACCAAGTTCTATGAAGACATGGCAATGTACGAAGCCATGCTCAACGGGGATGCCAAAGACAACCCAAGATGGTTTGGATTGCTTTACCGCCCTGACCCCGGTGACGATTGGCGGGAGCCGTCAACATGGAAGAAGGTCAACCCGATGCACGGCATTTCGGTGTTCGAAGATGCCATCCAAAATCGTGCAGAGGAAGCAAGGCATAAACCTGCCGCCCTAAATGAGTTTCTTTGTAAGACCCTTAACCTTTACGTATCTGCCAACGCCGCATGGATTGACCGCTCTTACTGGGATGACCCTGCCAGTATTCGTCAAGAATCCAAGCCTGAACCGGAAGCAGTGTTTATTGGCTTTGACCTTGCCGCTACCCGTGACTTGAACGCTGTCTGCACCCTACGCAGATACGGAGAAAATGACTATGAGGCTGACTTCAAGTTTTTCTTGCCAGAGGAAAGCCTTGGATTGATTCCCAAGCATTACCTTGACATCTTCCGTGGGGCAATCAGTACAGGTGTTTTAAAACTGACAGAAGGCAACGTCATGGATGACCGAGAAATCTTCAGTTACATTACTAGCGAATGCGACAAGTATCAGGTAAAGGAGGTAGGCTACGATGCCTACAATGCCGCCTCTTTGGTTGCCCGTTTATATGAGGCAGGGGTGCCAGTCAAGAAGGTTGGTCAAGGGATGGCTGTTCTCAACAACCCGTCAAAATTTGTTGAGAAATCTATTCTAAACAAGCAAATTCGTCATGACGGCAATCCGTTCGTGGGCTGGCAGTTGTCTAACTGCGAGGTCTTTACAGACGTTAACGGAAACATTAAAGTCAGGAAGAATGAAGCAGACAAAGCCGCAAAAGTTGACGGAATCATTGCATTGATTATTGCGGTACACTGCTCATTGGATAATCCTTTTGTTAATTCTTCTTTCGGTTTCCGCAGTTTCTGAGTAGAATAATGAAAAAAGTGGGGTAAAACATGGCAATTCTGGACATTTTTAAGCGGAAAAGTGTGGCTCAAAATGAGAGCAACACGGTGCTTGGTCAACTCCAGTTGGGCAACCAAGTCATCTATGGAACCGCCAACAAAGGGCAGACAGCCCAGCAATTGCTTTATGTCACCACCTCAAGCACAACGGTTGCAGGGCGGGTGCTGGACATTTCTGCACTTACCCGTAATAGCACCATCATGGCTTGCGTTGGCGTGAAAGCACGGGCATTGGCGCAGTGTTCTCTTAGCATCATGTCCAAGCAAGATGACGGCACTTTTGTAGATGCTTTGCGGGATGAATCTGTCGGGGCACGGGACAAAGCCAAAGCAAAGCAAGTTCTAAACCTGCTCCATAACCCGAACAACTTTCAAAACCAATATGAGTTTTGGTACCAGTGGTGTATGTGGCAGGACTTGGCAGGGGAGTCATTTACCCTGTGGTGGCGCAAAGACCAAAAAGACCCAAGTCAGACACCGATTGAGATGTATAACCTCGATTCCACCTTGATTACGGTAGTATTAACCCCTACTCGTTATCCCCAATATCGACTGTCTACCCCATCTTACGGCTTCTCCAAAGATGAGCCGCTTGAATACCACCAAGTCATGCACTTGAAAGAAGCCGCTTGGCAAGGCTCGTCAGGCTTCAACAAAGGCATTCTGGCTACTGAGTTGGTTGCACTTGACCAAGACATCGACATCTATGCCAACTTCATTATGCAGAACGGGGCAAAGCCTTCGGGCATGTTTACTACTGACCAAGTCATCCCAGATGCCAAGTTTAAAGAAGTAGCCTCACGCATCAAGGAAACATGGAATGCCATGACGGGTGCTCGCAACAGTGACCCATCCAAGGCTGGTCAGGGTATGCTTCTTGACCAAGGCATGAAGTACACGCCCATCGATATGCTGACGCTACAAGATGCAGAGGCGGCGCAGTTAAAAGTGCAGACCATGAAGCGCATCTGCGGTCTTTTCGGTGTTCCACCTGCCATGCTGGGTATTGAAGACCAAAAATACAACAATACTCAGACCATGCTAGATGAGTTCTACAAGACCGTCATGTATCCAATGGTCATCAATGTGGAGCAAAAACTTAAGCAACACTTATTCCGTGGTTACCCTAACTTGTGCGTCAGGTTTGACACCAAAGATTTCTTGAAGGGTGCCCCGCTTGACCAAATGAATTTTGCAACTGCTGGGGTCAAAGCAGGGATTATGACTCCCAATGAGGCAAGGGAGTATCTCAATATGCCTGAAATCGAAGGGGCAGATGAGTTGCAGTCTGGAGGCAAGCCTCAGGAGCCATTGCCGGGGAGTTCTCCCCAAGACACAGGCGGTGGTGGTGGCAATCAAACTCGCCGCATGAATATCGGGAGCACTTAAAATGAACCTACTAAAGAAGGCATTAGCGCATTTGACTTCACAAGTCAAGAAACCTAGTGTTAAACTTCCAGTATTAGAAAAACCCCACACGATACGACATGACAATCAATCTATCCAAGACGGGGTGATACATGAAAAAACTGACTCTGGTATGCGAAGCGCAAGTAAAGTTAGCGCAAAGCCCAAACGAAGCACAAAACCCAAGCGGACAAATTGAAGCCCGAGTAACCACTTGGGGTGCCCGTGAAGGTGCTGACGGGCGCAAGTTCAATTACCAGCCAGAAGGTTTTGCCGATTGGGCAAAAGAATTCAAAGAAGCAGGTAAGCCGCTTCCAATGTTCCTCAACCACAATGACCTCGGTATGCCGATGGGTGAGTGGACAAAGTTTGAGTTTGACGATGACGGCATGACTGCTGAAGGTCGGCTCTACCTTAACACGGCAGGAGGCAATGACCTCTACCAAATCCTCAAAGAATCTCCCGGTATGTTTGGCGGTGTGTCTGTTGGCGCATACGCTGACGAAGCATGCTGGGTCAACGCTGAAGGCGATATTCTTGACCCTGAGGCAATGGACTTTGATTTTGAGGAAGCCTACTTCCAAATTAGCAAAGGCGGTCTGCGTGAAGTGTCTGTGGTCATGTACCCGAACAATCCAGATGCCGAAATTCAAAAGTTAGAGATGTTCGATGTCGATGGACATCTGAATGTCCGTTCAGTTGAGAAGACCTTGCGTGAGGCGGGTCTATCAAGAAAGGATGCGACCACCGCATCTTTGGTTTTCAAACGTGCAGTTGACTTGCGTGAGGCAGTCACAAAGCCGCTTGATAAAACGCCAATTCAGAGTGATTCTGATGCGGTGGCATTGGAAGCCAATGCACTCCTAGAGGCTCTTGCCGCAAGGGAACTCGCAAAGGCACTTGATAAACGCATTCAAAAAGGAATCGCAAAATGAGTATCGAAAAAGTACTGGAGAAGGTTGATGCTATTGAAGCATCAAACCTGTCCAAAATTGAAGAAATGAAAACCTCGGTTGCTTCGTCAGTTGAAACTGCTAAAGCGGAAATCGAAGAGAAGTTCAATGCACTAGAGGCAAAAGTTGCTTCTATCAATGTGCCAGAAATTATGCGTGCACCTGCCCGAACTATTCGTGCAGATGTGAACCGCATGGTGACTGAGCAACTGCGCAACTTTGCCAAAGGCAATGGTCGTGTGCAAAATGAACTCAAACTCTTTGAGTCTGTTGACCAGTATGCGGCTTACATGAACGAAGCATCTGCCCTGACGGGTTCTGGTGCTGGTATCGGTGGTCGTACTGCGTATGACCCTGTGTTCCATCGCTTGCGTCTTGCCAACCCTTTGCGTGGCACTTCACGCAATGTCTCTACTGATGGCGCAACCTATCAGTTTAGAGCAAAGACGGGCAACGCTGGACCAGCATGGGGCTATGCCATTCAGAACAACGGTGCGGCAACTACCGAATCGACTTCTATTTGGCAGTTGAACCTTAAAGACTTGAACGTGCAGTTTCCAATTCGTACTGCCGCTCTTGACGACATCGATGGTTTGGAAGCAAACGTAGTTGACGACATGCTTGTGGAATTCAGTCAGGCTGAAGGCTCCAGCATGATTATCAACAATGACCAAGCAGGTTCGACCACTACTGCAACTGGTGGTACTGATGGTTTGCGTGGTTTGGATTCTTATCCGGGTTCGAATGCTTCCTACACTGGTGGCACTATCTCGACAGCCGCTTTTGGTTCGTCTGGTACTGCTAACTCTGATGGTATGCACAGCCTTGCCACCTATGACCAGTTGACTACCAACGGCTTCGGCTCTGCCAACTTGGTTACCTTTGAAGACATCATCACTTTCTTGCATAGCCTGCCGCAACAATACTGGGGCAACCAGAACAAGTTCTTGGTTTCTCCTCTGATGCTGGCTGGTATTCGTGGTCTGAAAGATGACAACGGTACCCCTGTGTTTGAGCGTATGTCTCCTCTGGTGTACGAGGGCATTGTTGGCAAACTGCTCGGCTACGATGTGGTGGTTAACGCCTATGTCGACAGCCCTGTCGCCAAAGGTGCATCTGCTGGCACAACCAACCTGTTCCCAATGTATTTTGGTGACTTCAATCGTGGACACAGCATCGTTGACCGCTTGAATATGGTTCTTCGTCGCTACGACCAAACGCAACCCGGATTTATCACCTTCTATGGTGAAAAGCGTTTGTGCTCGAGCGTAGTAGACCCGTTCAGCATCATCCGTTACCGTTCTACCGCAACGGGTGCGTAATTAAGCGAGGGGGGCGCAAGCCCCTCTCTCTTCAACGAGAGGAAATGATATGACCGCAGAAAAGAAAATTTTAGAAGGCATCAAACAGTCACTACTCACTGGTGAGCGTGTGACGATTGACCTGCGTGAGGCTTCGACCCTTACTGGGTCAGGTCTGGATGTCGGCGGTCGTACTCACTTCGATGATGTATTTGCCCGTGCCCGTCTTGCCAACCCTTTGCGTATGGGTTCAAGGAACATTAAAGCACCGGATATGTCGGCAGTGGCTTTTGTTGCCAAGACAGGTAACGCCACCAATTCGACTAATCCATGGGGCTACACTTTTACACCAAACTCTGGTAGTCCTAATGTGGCGACTACCTTCTGGCAATTGCCCACCCGTGTGGTGACGGCTCAGTTGCCTGTTCGTCTTGCCGCTCTTGACGACATCAATGGGTTAGAGGCTGGTTTGCTTGAAGACCTTGCGATGGAATTTGCACAAGTTGAAGGTGCATCCATGGCAACCAACAATGACCAATCTGGAAGCACCACAACCATCACAGGCGCAACAGAAGGCTTGCGTGGCTTGGATATGTACCTGTCGGGTGCCGCTTCTGCATACGGCACTAGCGGTGCGGCTATGACCAATGGCATCCACACTGTTGCTACTGTGTCGCTGGCTGGTGCAACGGTTACGTACAACAAAATCGTAGACATTGCCAATACTCTCCCTGCTCAGTATTGGGCACGGGGCAATGTAGCATGGCACATGACTCCAACCATGATTCAGACTTTGCGTCAGTTGAAGGACACCAACAACTTGCCGTTGTTTTTGGAGTTGGGTGAACCGGGAGAGGGCGGGGCTGTCGGCTCTATTTTTGGCTGGCCTGTTATTCCGAACTCTTACCTGTCTAACACTTTCCCAATTTATCTTGCTTGCTGGGAATGTTTCCTGACGATTGCAGACGTGGAAGAAATGACTTGCCAAATGATGGAGGAAACTGCACCCGGATTCGTGACCATGTACTGCGAGAAGCGGCTTGTGTCTACTGTCCGTGACCCGTTTGCAGGTGTCCGTGCATCTGCCGCTTAAGGAGTAATCCATGCCAGTAGAAAACATGACGCTTGCTCCGTTTTATGCGGGCAATCGCAATCCTTTTAACTATGCCAAGATTGAGCAGGTTTCGAGGGATTTGGCTACTGCATGGCTGACGCTTGACGAAATCACTCAGCAACTTAACCTGTTCCAAGATGAAAGCCAAGACCAATATCTAGAGTCCATTGAACTCGCCACTCGGATGGCGATTGAGGACTTTCTTGGCTTGGCAATCTTTCCAACCACATGGCGCACTTACTACGCCAACTTGGGTGTCTACAACACTCAGTGGTTCCTTGACTTGCCAGAGGTAGGGCTTGGTGCAACTGGTGTGACCATCAACAAAGTAGAGGTCTACACCACATCGAACACAGTTCCGGTAACTCTTGCTACCACTGCGTATTCGTATGACCCAACAGGCAACCGAGTCATTCTGAACCAATTGCCAAACAATCTAAACCAGAACATCGTCAACCCGATTGTGGTGACCTATACCCAGAATACCAGCATCATTGCTCAATACCCCGTCATCAAGCAAGCGGGGCTGATGCTGTTGACCCACATCTACAACAACCGCTCCAACACTACCGACATCAATCTCAAAGAGATTCCATTTGGTGTGGCGCAGTTGCTTCGTCCGTACAAGCCTTTGGTCATGTGATATGGCAATCGTCAGATACGAGAATCTCACCATCAACAACGTCACCAATGGCGTAAGTGCTATTGGTGAGCAGACTACAACCGTCACGACATGGTTTGAGACTCGTGGGCTGGTTCACGACATTGCCAATAGCCTGAGAATTTCAGAGAGATATCGGGCGTATACTGACTTGGTGAGCATTACCCTGAACTACACACCCAATGTGAAGCAGATGGTAGATGACCAAGACAAATACTCAATTACTTGGCGCAACAGGGATTGGCGAATCACGGATGTTCGGGAATCGAATGACCGTCAGAAAGCCACCTTTACCTGCTACCGCAATGACCCTGTGGTGCCAGTATGAGCGTACAACAGAATCCCGTCGATTATGCGGAGGCAATACAGGCTCAGTTGACCACTACGGTGGCTCCTGTTCCTGTCTATGCGGTCTTTAACCGTAACTTTGCCACCCAGCCGAAATTCCTCACTTGGCAGTTGAGGAATGTCCACCAGCCTGTTTATACGGGTCAAATCCAAAGCAACAAAGGCATCGACAGACCTGTCTTTCAGGTATCTATCTTTGCCCAAAGTATGCAGGATGCTTTCTCTATCTCGAACACTATATTACAATCACTCCATGGATATTCAGGACAGTTTGGCGGGGTGTCGGGGTTTGTGGTATCGAAAGTAGATGTGGATTGGCTCTACAACACTTACGACAATGAACTCGGACTCAACCAAATCATTCTGGACTGCACCTTGGATGTTCCGACATAAGACACGATTGACCAACTCATTTTGAAAGGAAAGAAAAATGGCACTAATCAATAAAGTCATGCCGGGATATTCCGCAACACTGTGGATGCAGGATGACGCAACTCCAACCCCTCTGACCGATGCACAACTGTCTACTTGGACAGCACAAGTCGGCTCCATCATTGGTACTGCCGCTGGCGGGACTGGTTCACCTAGTACTGGTCTAGCTGTTCCCGTAGAGGCTATCCCTGCTTTTGGTGCAGATGATGCCTTTGCCGCTTACTCAGTGGCTGGTGCTCGTACTGGTGCAAAAATCACTACGCAGAACCAAGTGACTTCCATGACCATCACTGCGGCATGGAACCCTGCTGACACTGCTCTTTTGCAGATTCGTACAGACGGGTACAACGGTACAACCATTCGCACTTACGTTGTTGCTGTGTACGATGGCACTAACACTGTTGCCTATGCGTTCAACGCCCGTGTTGGTGGTTTGCAATGGGATATGTCGCCTTCTGCTGAAGGCAAGTTTATCTTCACGCTTCACCCAACAGGCGGCAACTCTTACGGCTGGTCTACCAACACTTAAAGGATGCCCCTTCGGGGGCTTTTTCACACGATGACGACAATACAAAACAGCAATGACCTGCTTTCCTATCTAGTGACCCTTTCCCAAACGGGTCAGAAGAATTGGTTTGGATTTCCGCAACAACGCATTGCGGGGATTCACCTTGCCTACGAAATCGCTATTGCTCATGCCGACAAGATGTCGCCTGAGGAAGTAGTGGAATACGTAGTGCGGCTCAACAATGCCATCTTCCAAAAACTATTGAAAGGAACAGCAGAATGACTATCAGCAAAAAACTTGGCAAGGGCATCCAACAGGTCAGTGAAGAACTGTCTATCCGTAAGATTACGGTTGACCTTGGAGAAGTCAGATTTGACTTGCGAGTTCGTGTTCCTCTCAAAAAGCAGATGGAAGAAATCACGGCTCGCATTCTTGCCCCTACCCCTGAGAAAGTAGAAGAAATCTATCAGCGACTGTCTGCCCCTATGCGGCAAACTATTGTCGAGGGTGGAGAAGACTTTCTTAAAGCACTCAATGATAAAAAGCAGACTGTGGTAATGACGGATGATGACCTTGTGTTCGATGGCACATCTTTGCGTCAGATTGCACAACTGCAAGCAATGGAAGAGCAGAAGGTAGAAGAATATTTCCACCTTTTGATGTCTGAGACTAACGAGCCTGTGACTGAGCAATATGAGCAAATCATTGCTGAGTTCCCTGAGTTTGTGGTCAAAGAAATTGTGTCGGCTATTCAGGGTGCAGTTGCCCCTGATTACAGGACAACAAAAAAAAACTAAGGAGTAGTCTTCGTAGGCAAGTCACCGCCGCCTTGATTTTCAATGGACATACGGAGAAGTCGGTCAGTGAGATAAATGAGGAAATTTTTACGGAGATTCAGGTCATGTACGCAGACGGGATGCTTGGAAACAGAGCGGTCTTTGACTCCATAGCCCCACTGACGGCTGGCGTTTTCAACTACATTCGCCCACCAAATGCACCAGCATACAAAGCAAATGACTTGTTCCCGTGGATTAACCTTTACTGGCAAAACCCCGACACAGAGCCAACCAAAGACGAGCAGGTGAGCAACTCCCTGCTGGGCTACATTGCCCAAGCAAAGGGCTTTTCTTTAGAAAGGTTCAAGCGATGACCGTCACTTTCAAAATGGAAGGCTTCGAAGAACTCATCAAGCAGATGGATGAGTTGGGGCAAGAAATTGGCAAAGCCAAGACAGATGCTATCTGGCGCAAAGCAATGGGCTATGCCATGCAACCTGTGCTAGAAGATGCCAAGTCATTTGCTCCTAAAGAAACGGGTGAGATGGCAAGTCGCATCTACATGAAAGTTCATCGTCCAATGGCTCGGGACAAGCAGGGACAAAGGTATGCAGGTGAAGCATACATGGCAAGGGTGACAGCAAGCCCAATTCGCTCTGAGTCAGTGCTGAACTACACAGTCAATAGCAAGGGCAAGTTGCGAGCAACATGGGCAAACAAATCACCCGCTCCCGTATCTCAAGAGTTTGGTAATGCTAATCACGCCGCCAAACCATTTCTTCGCCCTGCAATGGAACTTAACATACCAAGAGTTGAATCTCGGCTTGGCTGGTCAGTGTGGCAAGCCATTCAACAAATCGCTGAGAAGCGGAAGAAAGGATAAGTCATGGCAGTTATTGGCTCACTAACCGTAAAACTTGGTCTTGTCACGGTCGAGTGGGACAAGGCGACTGCGAAAGCCAAGCAAGAAGCAAAAGACTTGCAGTCTGCATTTGCCAAACTTGGCATTGACATGACTAACCTCAAGCAACTCTTTATGAACCTTGGAGGTGCCGCAGGTTTAAGTGTTGCAGGGCTGACGGCAATGACTGCCGCCATTATGGACATGGCAAGCAAGATGCAAGACCTTGCTGACTCCACAGGCTTGACTGAAGGCAGGGTTCTTCAATTTCAAAAAGCATTGGTAGTTGCAGGAGGCAAAGCAGAAGATGCTGGCACTATTCTTGGAACATTGTTTACTAAGATTGCCGCCGCTCGTGACGGAAATGATGTCGCTATTGCTCAATTTGAAGCATTGGGAATTTCATTCCAAGAACTTAAAACTGCTACTCCAGATGAAGTTATCAAGAAAGTTTATGACGGGCTGGCACAAATTAGTGATTCTTTTGAGCGTGTTCGTGTCACTAAAGAACTGCTAGGCAAAGCAGGGCTTGGAAAGTCCATTACAGATATTGCTGATGCTCTTGGCAAATCAACCAAGAAGTTTGATGAGCAAGCCGAAACCCTGAAAAAATGGGACAAGATGGCTGATGCTTTAGAGCAGACATACGCCAATTTGAAAATGGCAATTGCTGAATTGTTGGCTCCATTTACCACAACTAAAGTTGCTACGGTAGAACAATTCAAAGCCGCTATTTTTGCTATTGGCTCTGCTCTTGTCGTTGGTCAGATTATGAATCTGGTGGCGGCATTTAAGGCACTTAATACTGCATTAAAAGGCACAGCGGCACTGTCTGCGGCTCTTGGCTCTATGAAGGGCGGCAAAGGCTTGGCAATGGGTGCGGCTGGTATTGCCACTTACTTGGGGGTAATGAAAGCACTAGAAGAAGATGAGGACGCTGGTGACGCTACAACTCCTCCTGTGAGTCCTGACTCACCAGATGCAAAAAATGAGATGGGTGGCAAGCAAGGGGGTGATGCCGCTCAACAACAGCGTCAACGCTTGCTACTAATACAAGCACAAATTCAATTTGACAAAGAACGCAATGACTTGCAAATCAAGTATTTGTCTGGCACACAAAGTCATCTCAAATTGCAAGAAAGTGAATTGCAACTTGAGCAAGAGAAAAATCGTGCAGGACATGAGCGCAACCAAGCCCTTGCTAAAGAAAACTTGACCAGTGAATTAAAAGGGGTCATCGAAAAAGAGTACCAAGTCAAAGTTCAGAAGGCAAATTCTGACCACAATAACCGTGTGAGACTTTTAGGTGCTCAAGAAGCAAAAACTAGAGAGTTAGGCTATCTGGAACTTGACCAGATGAAAGCCAGACACAGTTTTGCTCGACAGTTGCTTGGTCTAGAAGAACAGAGAAGAGACATCAATGAAGGTGAGTTCGAAAGGAACAGGGCGCAGTTGCAGTTTGACCAGCGGATGCAAGACCTTGCCCAAGAGCGTGCTCGCTATGAGCAAGAAAATAAAGATGCGTACAAAGAGGGCTGGGAATACAAGCAAGCCATTGCACGGTTTGATGAACGAGGTCGTGGTTTACAAGACCAGTATGCTTCACAAGTAAAAATTATCACCCGTGAAGAAACGGTGCGCCGAGACTTGATGCGTCAAGAATTGGAATACATGAAAAAGCGCAATGAATTAAGTTTGCAGATGGCTGAGTTGGGGAACAAGGCTCGGAACATGACTGACTTCGAAGTTCGCCGTGCACAAGAAGGTCTAGACCTGACTCAAAAACTTCGAGACATTGAGCAACAACGTGAAGCATTGCGAACCAATCGCAAAGATGTAATGAGTGAGGAATATCAAGCAGAAATGCAACGGCTCAACAATATGGAGTCACTTGCCCGTGGTGAAGCAAAGATTCGACTAGAAGGTATTGCTCTTGATGAGCAAGAGGCAATGTCGTGGTCGGCTGGCTGGGAAGCCGCATTGCGTGACTTTGGTAAGAATGTGCAACGCTACGGAGATGTGGCTCGCAATATGTTTGACTCAGTTGTTGGCAACATGAATAGTGCCATCGACAACTTTGTGCGGACAGGCAAGTTGTCGTTTAAAGACCTTGCTAAGTCAATCATTCAAGACTTGATTGCTATCCAACTCAAAGCACAGGCGGCGTTTCTTTTGAACTCCGCATTGCAATCAATGGGCTTTACTGGCTTTACCGCTAAGGCTGGCGGTGGTGCAGTGTCTCAGAGCATTCCATACATGGTAGGTGAGAATGGTCCTGAGTTGTTTGTGCCGCAAACAGGGGGCGCAATCATTCCAAATCAGCGGCTTGGTGGTTCTGGTGGCATGGGTGGGCAGACCATTAATTACAACGGACCTTATATCAACAACATGAGCGCAATCGACACTCAATCAGGCATGCAGTTCATTGCCAAGAACAAGATGGCGGTGTGGTCTGCCAATCAATCGGCACAACGCTCTATTCCGCAATCGAGGTAAGCAATGAGTCTGACTACTATTCTTTCTATTTCTGAGTCTGTGGGAATCAATGACCACCGATTTATTGGTCAAGTGGTGTCCCGCAACCAGCGACTTAGCACCTCAGAAATCATTACCGTAGTGCCGTTTTCTTTTGACATGAAGCCTATGGCATATCTGCTCTACTCACAGAGCAGGGCATTGCTAAATGCTTTGCGTATTCCTGACAAAGCACTAGAACAGTTTCTCAACTTTGGGGCAACAGGCTGGGTCAACTACATCAAATACCAAGGGGATATGAACTCAGGGCAAATTGCTTCTTGCCAATGGCAAACCAGTTCTGCGGCAAAAAATCTTGTGCTGGGCAGTTTGCCTTCTATTTCATCTACTGCCTACATTGTGAGAGCAGGAGACTTTTGCCAAGTGGAGCGATATGCTTACATAGCAACGGCAGATGTTCAAAGGGGAGCCGGTGCAACAGTGACTATTCCTGTCCACCGAAATCTTATTACTCCACTTGGTAGCACTGTGGCGGCAGTCATTGGTCAATTTGGAACAACGGTCAGCATGGGTGGGTCATCCTATACAGGAGTGACCTTCCCAGTAATCTTGCGTGACTACCCGACATACACATTGATGCCAACAAACAATGACTCGTTCATCCAGTGGTCAGGCTCCTTTAGTGCATTTGAGAGCGTGCTATGAACCCAATTGCTCCTGTCCAAAACACCAACAACATTCGTTACGCTGACTTTGTGCGGGTCATAAGTCCAAGCGGGACTTACCGCTTTGCCACTACTGCATCCCCACTGACTATTCCTGCTGTAGACATTAACCCGTTCAATGCTCTTGGCATCTTAGTCAAAGTTGGTGACGCTCAACGAGACATCAAATCTACAGCCAATGAAACCACTTTTTCATTGGTTGGCATTGACACTGCCATGCTTGGATTTGTCTTAGGTCAACAAATCAAAGGCTCTAAGATTGAGGCATGGAAAGGTTTTTTTGATACTGATGGCAACCTTATTACCACAGGCGGTGCAGGCGGTCTTTACCAATTTTTTAACGGCTACATTTCTACCTTCTCAATCACTGAGCAATGGCTTGAAGAAGCCCGTCAATTTGTTGGAATCATTTCGGTTGCCGCATCTTCTATTCAGTTGATTTTGCAAAACAGAGTTGCTGGTAGGTACACCAACGACAACGCATGGCAGTTCTTCAATCCCGGAGACACTAGCATGGACAGGGTGGCGTTTATTACTACCATCAACTATCCATTCGGAAAAGAAGAAGCATGATTCGTGAAGCCAACCGATTCGACAAAGACGAAATCATTGCTTTAATGAAGCGGTTTCGTGACTCTGCTGACTTCATTGAAGTGCTGGCAGAGGATAACGTCGAATACTGGCATCGATTGCTAGATAGAATTTTTGCAGGAGCAGGAAAGGTTTTTTACGCTGAAGACAAAGGCTTGCTCATGTGCATGATTTTGCCTACTGTATGGGATGAGAAGATGTTCGCCTTGCATGAGTTGGCTTGGTATGTGCATCCAAACTGGCGCAATGGGTCAACAGGCTATCGCCTGTTTGAAGCCTACATCCAATACGGGCGGCAATTAAAAGAGCAGGGGCGCATTAAATACTTCACGATGACGAAACTAGATGTAAGCCCTGACCTTGACTACGGTCGGTTTGGGTTTCGCAAAAAAGATGAGAATTGGATTCAATGATGAGACTTGCACAACTACTCATAGTCATTGTCGGTGTCACTGCAACAGTTGATGCGTTTGCCGCTGGCTCTATCATTGTTGCGGCGGTCATGGGCGCATCATGGGTTGCCGCCAATGCTGTGCTGGCGACAGTGATTGCCTTTGCCATCAACATGGTGGTGTCTACAGTCATCAGTAAAGCACTGTTTAAGCCTCCCGGTGGGGATATGGGAGCGGCAGGGCAGTCACCAAACCCCGGCAACCGACAGCAAATTCCTCCAGCAACAGACAACAAGTTGCCGGTGGTGTATGGGGATGCTTGGCTTGGTGGAACCATTGTTGATTTAAGTATCAGCAATGACAACCAAATGCTTTTCTATGTCATTGCTCTTTGTGAGGTGACCAATAGCGACACAGGACAAACCCCTGATGCTATTACCTTCGGGGACATTTACTACGGTGGCAAACGAGTCAACTTTAAGCCTGACGGTGTGACGGTAGCATCTTTGACAGATGAGTCAACTGGAGAAGTAAACACGGATGTCGAAAACTACATCAATTTCTACCTTTACAGCAACGGGTCAAATAGTCCCGTCAACACCACACTCACTGCCATCCAAGTCATGCAAAACTCTGCATTGACTTACAAATGGAATTCAACCAAGTTAATGAGCAATACTGCTTTTGCAATTTTGCGGTTGAACTACAACTCAGAGAAACGAGTCACTGGCATTGAGCAGACCAAGTTTCAAGTTAGGAATGCTCGATACAAACCCGGAGACAGCTTTCTTGACTACATGACCAACACTCGCTACGGGGCGGCACTTCCTCTAGAACAGATTGACACTACTAGCCTGACGGCGCTCAACACATACAGCAACCAGTCATTTACCTATACCACCAACACAGGTGGTACAGCAACTCAGCCTCGCTTCCGTTTTGATGGCACTGTCGACACAGACCGCACCATCATGCAGAACTTGCAAGACATGAGTACAAGTTGTGACTGTTTGCTCAAGTACAACGAAATCACTGGCAAGTGGGGAGTTATCGTTCAAAGCCCATCGTATACCGTTGCAATGGCTTTGAGTGATTCCAACATTGTCTCGGCTATTCAAATTACCCCGATAGACATTGCCAGCACTTTTAATGTGGTGGAGGTCAAATTTCCAGACAAGAGCAATCAGGATGCGTTTAACTCGGCTACCTTTGACCTTGCAGAGATTGACCCTGCTTTGCTGTTTCCTAATGAGCCAGTCAATAAGCAGTCATTGGCATTGCCATTAGTCAATGATGATGTCCGTGCCCAATATCTTGCCAATCGTTTCTTAAAAGCGGCTCGAGAAGACTTGCAAGTTGACCTCTCTATCAATTTTTCAGGTTTCCAACTAGAGGCAGGGGATGTGGTGACTATCACCAATGCCAACTACGGATGGGTTGCCAAGTTATTTAGACTGAATAAGGTAACAGAAACTTTTTCTGATGATGGGTCTATCTTGGTAAAGTTGACCATGACGGAGTACAACCCTGCGGTGTTTGATGATGCTTCCATTACACAGTTTGAGCCATCTCCCAATACTGGCATTCCTGACCCATCTTTTTTTGGAGCCTTGTCTGCCCCAGTAGTGTCGGGACAATTTCCGTCTGCCGCTATTCCATTTTTCTCACTCACAATTACCACACCTTCTGCTGGTATCACTCAGTATGCAGAAATTTGGTATTCGGCTTTTGCCGCACCCACAACTGCACAGTTGCTCTTTGCTGGCACAAGTGAAGTGCAATCTAACGGCAACCCGTGGGGTGCCGGAGTCACTCTTCCTGCGGCAAGTTTGAGCAACATCCCAGCAGGAAATTGGTATTTGTTTACCCGCATGGTCAACAGCCTTGGCACATCTAAGTACAGCCCTGCTAGTACTCTTTTGCAGTGGCGACCAACCACTTTCCAGTATGAGGAAAGGTATTTGGCTGTGGCGTATGCCAACAATGCAACAGGCACCAGTGGCTTTAGTTTTGACCCAAGAAACAAAGCCTATTTTGGGCTATACAACAACGTCACTGCCAACGGGGGCACAGACCCAACTCTTTACACTTGGTACCAAGCTGACGTTAACTTTGGCACAGTAAATTACTTGCTGTATGCCAGCAGACAAAACCGCAAGTTTAGTTTTAATGTCGGCAACGCTGGCTACGTCAATCTTGGCGGGGCATTTGTCCCTACTGAGACATCTGTCTATGACTCAAGTCTTTGGTCAGCATTGCTTGACCCGTCTGGTGGTTTGCAGTCATTTATTGACTTGGATGCTCGAACAGGGCAAATCATTGTTGCTGGCGCAACAGGCAATAACCTAAACGATGGCTTCCTGTCTATCATCAACAATACAGACGGCTCTATGGGGGTCAACCTACATAGTTTTCTAAATTTTGGCTCTGGTGTTTACACCAAGTCATTTAATGCGGCAACACTCACCATCGACATTTATGGACGGGTAGTTGGATTTAGTGAGCAAGACGATTTTTTCTATACGGAAACTGTTTATACGGCAACAGCAGGGCAAACAAGTTTTAGCAACACTCATACGGTTGGGTGGGTGCTAGTGTTCCGTAATGGAATTTTGCTTGACCCGTCAGAGTATTCGGAAACATCAACCACGGTGGTTATGGCAAATGCTTGTGCTGTGGGAGAGGTTGTAGTCATCATTTACATGAGAGGGGTAAGCACATCGGAATACTACGAGCCGCTCAATGTGACGATTGCTTCAAGCACAACCAACACCATTACCTATAACAGTGCACCATGGAATCAAATTGCAGTGGGAGACAAACTTACTTTTGCAAATACTGGCACACCAACACAATACACAGTGCAGTCTGTAAACCAGACAACTAAAGTGGTGACCTTTACCACTACCATTGCTGGTGCAACAGCAGGGGCTACGGTGTACCGTTATCGGGCGGCTGGGTCTAACTATGCTCCGTTTACTCGGTACAACCAAGATGTCTCAGCCATAAACTCTTTTAGCCCGACAACGTATGCCTTAAATAATGGTTTTGAATCAATCTACATCAATGGCTCGCAAATCAATGAGATTGACTACAACCTGACAGGCAATACCATAGATGGTTTCCCTGCGGCGGTAACTGGACGCATGACTATTATCATGTATACCCAGAACAACCTTGCAGTGCCAGCCTCTAACATTGCGAACACAGTGGCGTATTCATTGTCAGGGCAACTGACTTATCCATTTCCAAACAATCCGTTGTCGTTTGAGGTGTACGCCAATGGTGCATTGCTGGCGCAAGGTGCAGGGTATGACTACACAGCAACGGCAAATAACTTTACGCTGACTACAGCGTTCACCAACAACACCACATTGCTCAATCAACAAACATTCGCACGAATAGGTGCGGCATAAAGGAAAACCATGACTCAAGCCTATAACCTCTCACAACTTGCAAATAACCTTAACTCATCTGGTCAACTAGATGCTACTGACGGGTTGGTAAATAATGTCCCTCTGACTAATGGTGGCACGGGCGCATCAACCGCATCAGCCGCGAGGACGAACTTAGGGCTGGTGATTGGAACCAACGTACCAAGCCCAACGGGCACAGGCGCTTCTGGAACGTGGGGCATCAACATCACTGGCAATGCCGCAACCGCAACAGCCGCAACAAGTGCAACAAGTGCAACCACAGCGGCGGCTTGTACTGGCAATGCGGCAACGGCAACCACTGACAACCAGCATTTTGGCATTGGGCAATCATGGCAAAACCTGTCTGCAAGCCGCAATTCTGGAACAACGTATACCAACGGCACAAGCCGTCCTATTATGGTAAAAGTCAGTTTTTACCGAGGCGATAACACTAACAGTTATGTCACTGTGACCAGTGTGGTTAATGGAGTAACAATAGATTTCGTAAAATTGTTTTTTGCCATAGAAGATAATAGTGTCAACACCACTTTTATTGTCCCGCCCGGACAAACCTACTCCGTTACCTGTGATATTGCTGTGATGTCTAACAATAAAATTTGGGCAGAACTTCGTTGATTTTTATATGAGACTTAAGGCATAATTGATGCTAGAAATATAAGACACGACATGATTGGCGGCTTCCTGTGAGTGCATAGGAGCTACAACCGAGATAAGGGGCTGACATGGCTGTATTCAACAAAAACTCCCTGACGCAGGTCAGCGGGTTTGACAATCCAATTATTGCAGGTGAGTTGGTTTACCAACAGCGCACCTTTTGGAATCTCACCCTGACGGCAGATGACAATGTGACTCCGGTTGACCTGACTGGTGCAACCATTGACGCACAAATCATTCGCCGCACACTCTCAAACGTCAAAGACACCCGCTATGGGCTGACCTTTGACATTGGCAACTTCACCCCAACTCCAACTGCTATTCCTTTGACCATCACCAACCGTGTGAATGCGTCAGGAGAATTCACTTTGGTCATTGACGATACGTCATGGGGCTTGCTTGCTTCAGATGCCGCCTTAAACATTGACAGCATCAACGGGGCTGGTTATTCGGGGCGCATCAAAATCTCATTTCCTCAAATTGGCACAACACCACCTGAGGACAACATCATTTTCTTGCTCTTCATTGTTCGGTCAGACGCAATCGTGAAGGTGTGATATGGCAAACATTTCTGTCCAAGCCGTTCCATCGAACACCTCGGTGACAGTGCAGGATGGCAACAACATCACTGCCAACATCACTAGCGGAAGCAACATCAATCTCCAAGTCACGCCACAAGCGAGACAGGTCATCAACATTAGCAGAGGTGTTGCAGGACCACCGGGACCGAATGAGATTGGCGGCTATCCGATTAGCGTTACGACACCACAACCATACGATGCGTTAATGTTCGTCAGCAATGAGTGGACGAATATCCCCCAAACCGAAATCGCCGATGGCGGCAACTTTTAAGGAGCAAGAACTATGGCTAATACCATACGAATTAAACGCCGTGCCAACGGCGGTGGTGCGGGTGCACCAACAACACTAGCGAACGCTGAACTGGCGTTTAACGAGCAAACGAATGTTCTGTATTACGGCACAGGAACTGGCGGTGCGGGTGGCACAGCAACTTCAGTCATCCCAATTGCTGGCAATGGTGCATTTGTAGACACCAGCAGTGCCCAAACTGTAGGCGGGGTCAAAACTTTCACCGACACTATTGTTGGTTCTATCAATGGCAATGCTGGCACAGCAACCAAGTGGGCGACAGCCCGTGACTTGTCTCTGACAGGTGACGGCACGGCAACTCTGTCTAGTGTGGACGGCTCTGCCAATGTGTCTGCGGCATTGACGCTGGCAACAGTAAACAGCAATGTCGGAACCTACACTAAGGTCACCATCAATGCCAAAGGCTTGGCAACGGCTGGCTCTCAAGCAAGCCTGACTGACCTGTCTGCACCTACGGCTGACTTTGGCTTTGGTGGCAACAAACTGACCAACCTTGCTGACCCTGTAAACGCACAAGATGCGGCTACCAAAATTTATGTAGATTCCACGGCACAGGGCTTGGATGTAAAAGCATCGGTTCGTTGTGCAAGCACAGTCGACATTGCCACCCTGTCTGGTTTGCTGACGATTGATGGTGTTACGGTTGTGTCTGGTGACCGAGTGCTGGTTAAGAATCAAACCACCCAGTCACAAAACGGTATTTATGTGGCTTCTGCCACAGCATGGGCACGTTCAAGCGACATGGATGCTTGGACAGATTTCCCCGGTGCTTTTACTTTCGTAGAAGAAGGCTCTACCCAAGCAGACACAGGCTGGGTTTGTACGGTCAACCAAGGCGGCACACTGGGTAGCACAGCAATCACTTGGGTGCAATTCTCAGGTGCTGGCACCTACAGTGCTGGCAATGGTCTGACGCTGGTTGGCTCACAGTTCTCAGCAGTTGGCACAACTGACCGCATTTTTGTTGGTGCTGGCGGCATTGACATTGCTTCTACCTATGTCGGTCAAACCAGCATTACTACTCTTGGCACGATTGGCACTGGCACTTGGCAAGGCACAACCATTGCCACAGGCTATGGCGGCACAGGTCTTACTTCGTTTACCTCAGGCGGTGCTGTCTATGCGACCTCTACCTCTGCCCTAACTACTGGCACTTTGCCTGTGGCATCTGGCGGTACAGGTGCAGTGACTCTTACTGGCTATGTGAAAGGTAACGGCACTTCTGCTTTCACTGCATCTGCAACTATTCCCAATACCGACATTACGGGCTTGGGAACGATGTCGACTCAGAATGCCAACAACGTAGCAATCACTGGTGGTAGCATTACAAACTTGACCACCTTTGACGGAATCACAATCGACGGCGGCACATTCTAATCATCAACCGCCCACTACATAGTGGGCTATAAACCCGCTCTATATAGAGCAGAAAGGGGAGGCTTATGCCAAACATTATTAAGCCAAAACGGAGCAATACGGCAAGTACTGTTCCTACGACAGGTCAACTCTCTTCTGGTGAGTTGGCAGTCAACATGGCAGACAAGAAAGTCTACATCAACAACGGCACGGCTGTTGTGCAAGTTGGTGCTGGCAACTTGACTGGTCTTGGCGACACCAACATTTCGTCACCCACCAATGGACAGGGGCTGTCTTACAACTCATCTACTGGCAAATGGGTCAACTCAAATGCTGGTACTGGTGATGTCGCTGGTCCTGCTTCTGCCACTGACAATGCACTGGTGCGCTTTGATGGCACTACGGGCAAGTTAATTCAGAATGGCACTGTTACTCAAGACGACAACGGCAATCTTGCCGCAGTCAATGGGCTGTCGTTCAACACCAGCCCAACAAGTGCACCAACCACTGCTGGCTCGGTCTTTTGGGATTCAGGAGATGGCACACCAAGCGTTGTTCTTAATGCCAATACTTCACTTCAACTTGGACAAGAAAGTGTCGCTCTGGTCTACAACGGCACAGGCTCAACCATTGCCAAAGGCTCTGTCGTTGCTGTTTCAGGGGCACAAGGTCAACGCCCGTCAGTAGTCCTTGCAGATGCTGATTCTGAGGCTTTAAGTGCCCCGACACTAGGCGTTACTGCAGAAGCCATCGCAAACGGCGCAGAAGGCTTTGTCTGCACTTTTGGCTTGGTTCGTGGGCTGAATACTTCTGCCTTTACTGCAGGAGCACCAATCTACTTGTCTTCAACAGCAGGAGCGTTTACGGCTACTAAGCCTGTCGCTCCGCAGCACATCGTTGCACTTGGTTGGGTCATTAAAGTCAATGCTTCTAGTGGTGAGATTTTTATCAACATCAACAACGGCTGGGAACTGGAAGAACTCCACAATGTTCTTATCACTTCACCAGCCAGCGGCAACACTCTCATCTATGACGCATCCTCCAGCCTATGGAAAAACGCCAGCCTGACTGCCAGCACTGGCATTAGTGTGACCAATGGGGCGGGAAGCATCGCCATCACTAACACCGCACCAGACCAGACAGTTGCATTGACCTCTGGCACGGGCATCAGCACCAGTGGTACCTACCCAAACTTCACTATTACGAATACCGCCCCTGACCAAACGGTATCCTTGACTGGTGCAGGGGCTACCAGCATTTCGGGCACCTACCCCAACTTCACTATTTCCAGTGTCAACACCACTTACTCTGCCGCCACCTCAACTGTGGCTGGTTTGATTGAGTTGAATTCCGACACAGTGCAAAGCACTGCCGCCAATGCTGTTACCTCCACAGCGAGTCGCACTTACGGCTTGCAAGTCAATGCGGCAGGTCAAGGTGTGGTCAATGTGCCATGGACAGACACAACCTATTCTGCCGCTACTTCGACTGTTTTGGGGCTGATTGAGTTAGGTTCTGACACTGCTCAGACAGTAGCGGCAAATGCTGTGACTGCAACGGCATCACGAACTTACGCTTTGCAAGTCAACGCCGCTGGGCAAGGGGTAATCAATGTCCCTTGGACCAACTCAGGTGGCACAGTCACCTCAGTTGCCACTGGCACGGGATTGTCAGGTGGAACAATTACTACGACAGGCACTATTTCCCTTGCTAATACAGCGGTCACACCGGGTTCTTACACTTATTCCAGCATCACTGTTGACGCACAAGGCAGGATAACGGCGGCATCTTCTGGCTCTGCACCGTCAGCCTTCCCTGCTGGTACTGCCATGCTTTTTGTGCAGACATCAGCACCCACTGGATGGACAAAGAGTACAACTCACGACAACAAAGCATTGCGAGTTGTAAGCGGCACTGCATCTTCTGGTGGCTCTGTGGCGTTTACCACGGCGTTTGCATCCCAAGCGGTTTCAGGAACAGTTGGCACTAGCGGTGCTACTACGTTGTCTGAGAGTCAAATTCCATCTCACGTTCATACTCCAAGAGCCAGAACCTCTACGGTCAACTTTAGTGATGGTGGCAATTACGGGATGCTTGCTAACTTTGTTGCAGGAAGTACTGCGACTATGAATACCAACTACAACGTGACCTCTACAGGGGGTGGTAGCAGTCACACTCACTCAGGCGGCACTTTTACGGGAACCGCCATCAACTTGGCTGTGCAGTATGTGGATGCCATCATTGCGACAAAGGATTAAAAATGCAAATCAAACCCAAAAACAACTGCCCAATGAACAACTTCCAGCCTTGCAAAGAATTGGAGTGTGGTTGGTTCATTCAAATTCGTGGGCATAACCCGAACACAGGAGAAGAAGTAGATAACTGGGGTTGTGCAGTTGCATGGATGCCAATGCTGATGATTGAGAACAGTCAGCAACAAAGGCAGACTGGTGCGGCTGTGGAGTCGTTCCGCAATGAGATGGTGAAAGGCAACCAGATGACGCAAGAGATTTTGGTGACTGCTCACAATCAACGGATGCTTGGAGGTGCTAAATGAGAGTAACCATTATCCCCATTGATGGGGCTGTCTACGTCAATGACCTGTGCCGTCAGCCGCTGACTTGGGCTGGCACCCCTGTGACTGTCCATGCCTTGCAGTGGTATGAGGTGTCGGGTTGGATTGAGCACAATGATGGCTCTCTTAATGAAGCCATCGAAGCATTGCCCCAATGGGCAGAGAACGCCATTGCTGCATGGGAGCAGGCTGGCATTCCTGTGCCTCCTGAGCCGCCTTCTGCAGCAGACAACAAGCAACAAGCTATGGGTTTGCTGTCTGCCACTGATTGGACTGCGTTGCCAGATGTCTCTGACCCGCTTAAGAGTAACCCATACCTTGCAAACGCAAATGAATTCAACAACTACCGAAATGCCGTAAGGCAGTACGCCATCAATCCAGTTGCAGGAGAAATCGTCTGGCCTACTATGCCAACGGAGGATTGGCAATTAGCATAAGGAATAAAAAATGATAGATGAAGTCCACCTCTCTAAAAGCGACAATACTCACCTTGATAAACGGTTTGATGAAATTCTCACCGAACTTAAAAAAATCAATGGTGCTTTTGCTCGTGGTCCTGACGGGTCAGTGGACTTTGATGGTCACCGCAGGTATCACGAGTCCATGATAGAAGCTGCAGAAGCACAAACGATGTTCTGGCGGGAACTTAAACTGGAGATTGCCAAGAAAGGTGTCTGGGGTCTTCTTGTAATTATCTGCGGTCTAGTGCTGGTTGGGCTGTCCGCAAAACTTGGACTAGGAGGTAAGTGATGCTACTCGAAACCATTTTGGGGGCACTTGTCCCTGTAGCAGTTGAAGGCGGCAAGCAGTTAATTACCAAGTGGATGGGCGGGGTCAAACCAACGACCATTGATGAGCAAATCAAACTTGACCAGAATGAGATTTCTCGCATTGAAGCCCTTGCCAAACTAGATGCCCCAATCGGAACCCCTAGCCAATGGGTCATAGACCTTCGTGCTTCAGCCCGATACCTTGGGGCACTACTGGTAATAGGTGTCGGGGTTTCAACCCTGTATTACCCCGTTTCTGACGAAATGCGAAGGCTTGCTCTTGAAGCGGCAAACATTGCTTTCGGTTTTCTGTTCGGCTCACGTATTGTCGCTGGGTGGGGTAAGAAATGACTTATAAGTTGTCGCAACGAAGCCTAGACAGATTGGCAGGGGTAGATGAGCGATTGATAGATTGCGTCAAGAGAGCCATTGAATTGACTACCATTGACTTTGCTGTGACTGAAGGGGTAAGAACCAAAGCACGGCAAATTGAACTCTTCAACAAAGGAGCCAGCCAAGTTCGTGAAGGCGGCAAACACGTTGAAGGCAAAGCGGTTGACTTGGTAGCATTTATTGGTGGGCGTATTTCTTGGGAGTTGAACCTGTACGACGACATTGCCCTTGCCATGGCATCAGCCGCCCGAGAAATCAAGTTGCCCCTGCGTTGGGGAGCGGCATGGAACATTCCAGACATTACCAAGTGGAATGGCACTATGGAAGCCGCTATGCAGTACTACATTGACAGTCGGCGCAAACAGAACGAACGCCCGTTTATCGATGCTCCACACTTTGAAATAGTAGGGTAGTGACCCGCTCTAGCAGGTCTTCTTCAGTCAGCCCGTAGTGACGAGCAAAGGCTTTGCGCCCCATGCCGTGAACCCCTGAGTTGCCCCTGTGGTGCTCAGGACAAAGGGGAATGACGGGAGAATCATCTCTGACCCCACCAAGACGGCGAATGTGGTGAATCTCAGCAGGGGTGCCCTTATACCCTAGATGTCGGCAAAGAATACAACCAAGGTCAGCCACCTCGTTGTAGTGTTTGCGTGTGCTGGCGTTCGGCATGGTAGAACCACTTAAGAATCAGTTGTTCGAATTCCACCATGGTAGCACCCTTATGCTCAAGTGACCCGTCAGGCTTTAGGTACTCTAGTGCTTGCACACTCATGCCAGCATCAGTGTTGCCTGTAACAATCAGCACTGAGAATTTGGGGGTACGGGCAAGGGCTTGAAGCAATATCCATTGCCCACCACCAAATTGTTCGTGAGGTCGCTTCCACTCACAGACCAAAAAATGTCCCCGCCGCTCATAAACCATGTCGAGGTTAGAGGGCAGGAACTTTGGATTCTCTGGAATCAACCCTGCCAAGTCTTGAAAATCCAAGTGTCTTGCATCGGGGTTTCGCATCATACGGTTGACCTTCCTTCTGCCCTCGCTGATGATTCCAGTGACCGCCATACTTCAATCTTTGCTTCTGCGGCAACCATGCGCCATCGTAAGAACTCAGCCTCTGCCACTGCTTGTTGCAGGGCAAGAAGATGCTTCTTGTATTCAGGGTGAGAGTAGGCGTATGACTCTTTTGCTGACTCCGTTTTTTCAGAGCAAGATGCCATCAAAGTGGCTTTAATGGTCTTGCGGTACTCCGTCATGTAAACCACGTTTGCCTTTGCTTGTGCGTAGGCTTTTGCGTTGTCTCGGATGTAGTCTAGTGCCTTAAATGGGCTAATGTCTTCTTGTGTCGTGTCGGTCATGATTAGAGTTCCTGTATGGTAATTCGATATTGCTTTCCGAAGCGGTCTTCAATGTCGATGGTTTTGGTGGTAGACACAAACTCATCAAAGTGTCCAAGGTCAAACTGCACTGTTCCAACTGAAGACAGAAGTTTCTGACCTGCTGTGTCGAGGGTTTTAAGTTCTGTGCTTATGAGCCATGCGATGTAGTCGCAGTATGCAAGCCTAAAGGGTTTCATGGTTTTATCCTTTTCGTGAGGTTTAATTTTTCTAGCATTTCTCGAACTCTTTGCTTGTTGGCATCAAGTTCTTCTTGTGTCCACTTCCGCTCAATTTGCGGCACTACTGGAGGCTTGTAAGCGTGACGAAGCATCTCTGCAAATTGCGGGAGTGATGGCGGCTCAATAGGAAGGCTTTCGAGAACTTCTTTGATGGTGTTGGGTGAATTGACATACCACCCAAGTTTTTCTGCCCAATGGTTCATAGCATTGACCACCCCAGCATCATTGCCGTCAGGTAGCACTTGCCCCGTTTTCCACATATTGAGGAACCGAGTGCCGTAGTGCCCTTGCATTGTGGCAAAGATTTTCTGCACCCACTGGTCAGGTAATCTGTTTTGGTTTGTGGTCATTGACAAAACCCTCCTCAATAATTGCTGGTTGAGTCAATCTGCGCTCATCGCCAAAGATTGCCCGAGCGGCGGCAATGTTCTTGTCTGGGTATGCCGAAGGCTTATTCCTCAAGTGTTCAGCAATCCAATCTGCCTTGAACCCAACCCACCCCCGTTCACAGCAAATGCGAATTGCATCTTCCAAAGGGATGCCAGCCTTATTTGCTTCTCTCACCAATCCCTTAAGAGCGGTCTCCGTCATCTTGGCTTTCTTGGTTTGTCGAACAGCCATGAAGTCCTGCCAAACAGATTCAGAAACCCCGACAGGGGTGCCGACCTTGGTCGGCTTTGTATTCTTTGATTCTTGATTAGTGATTGATGATTTATGATTTATGATTGGTTGAACGTCAGCAGAACGGGCGTTGAACCGAGCCTGAGCAGATGCTTTCCCTGCTCGGGAGGCTTGCTCATGCTTGGCATGGTATCTGGCAAGTTCACTGTCGCATCTCTTATGTGTCCAAGCATTAAGACTGCCATTCATGGTGAAAAACTCCAGCATAATGCCTTTGCCCAATTCCTCAGGAACACGGCACTTGCGGAACACCATGCTCAAGTCATCGTGTGGGATGGGTCGCTCTGAGTCATAGTAGAAGAAAATGAGCCGCAAATAAGCGGCTTCCTCCTCTAGTGTGAGGTGGGCGGTGTTTGCCACCCACTCCTTAATTTCAAACTGGAAATAGTGCATCGGGACTCCTTTTCGTGGTTGTGCTTTTGCATTATAGGATGGACTATTACACTTCAA